TTTCATCTTCCCAAGCGTATAAGAAAGGGTTTGACACATCGTCCATTACATCCCAATCACCTTCCACAAATCTAGCATATTGAATTGGTGGAAGTTCTTTCAATGAATCAAGATATTCTTGACTGATGTATGGATTATCAGTTATACGTGAGTTAATGTAAGACCATTTCTCAGGTAATGTATTGTTTCTCCACCTCTCATAGATTACTGACTTGACCCAGTTGTTCGCTGGATTACAAGTAGCAAGGCAAACAATTGGTGGTGTACCTTCTGCCTTATTCCAACTTCCAATACGCTCTTGTACTTTATAGAAGGTTGCCTCTTGTAGTTCGTTTACCTCATCAAGTCCAGCACCATTAACTTCAAGACCTCTGAATCTGTTTAGGTCTTTGTCATCATCGTAACTCTCAGCCATGAAGATTAACTCAGAGCCGTTAACGAACTTAACTACATTAGTACCAAGATGCCATTCGCTTACATAGGCATTGAGACCATCGTTAAGTATTGAACTGAAAGATGGGAATGTTGTACGCTTTAAGTCAGGTAGTGTCTTACGAATGATTACCCATCGTGAACGTGGATACTTGAGTGCTAGTGCTGATAATGTAATAAGCAGCCACCACGTTTTGCCGCCACGAATTGCACCTCCAAAGACAATAACTTTCTTATCTCCATTGAGTGCTAACTTGTATGCCTTCGATTGTCTGCTGGTTAGCGTTATGTTCATTCCTCATCGTTACTTGCCGTTAGCGTTATGACTAATGGTTGAGATACGTTTAAGTTATTATCAATGGTTTGCTTTGCTTTACCATATGCTCTATCAAGCAAGAGTTCTGCTGCTCTTATATCGCCTCTTGTAGCCTTTGCCCTCAAAGCCTTCAATATTGCCTCTGCTGCGCTTAAACCATCCTTTTCTTCACCCATTACCTCAGCAAGTAGTTTGTCTAACTCAGGCAATTTTCTTGGTCTTCCATTCGGGTTGCCAGTCTGTCCTTTTTTGAACTTATGCTTTTCTATATCTTTAGCTGCCATTGTGCTGTTTTTCTGCTGTTTAGTCTAGTCCTACAAATGCCTTTAGTGGATAGAATACAAGTGAGTTTCTATAACCTCCATCGTGAGTAGGTGTTATTGGTGTTACTCCATGAACATTTCTCCAAGCTGGATAAACCAATATGGAATTATCTTGTTGTCCAATCGTTGCTCCATAGTCAGGTATATGTAAGTCACCGCCTTTAGAGTTGTGCTTCTTACAGATGATTACATTAACTGCTCCAACAATGTTACCAGTGTCTCTATGGAATGGTGCTGATATATTGTAGTTTGAAATTGAACTGGTGAATAAGTTTCCAAACTTCCATTTGTCGGGTACACCTTTGAATAGTTCTACTTGCTGATTATATTGCTTTGGTAGTATTTGTTCTATCAACTTCTCACTCTCTTTAGCCAGTAATAACATTGCTTTGATAAATGTTTGGGCTGTCTTAACTGAGTGAACACTTGATAAGGTTGCATAGTTTCTTCTCATGTGAGGCTTTGGAGGACAACTGCCTATGATAGTTGAGTATTGGTTTACCTCTTTAGACTTATCCCTTGATGCAAAGCCGCTAGACCTTTTCATTTCGCTCTTTGGTACGTTCTTACTTCTTAGTTCAGCATTAGCCAAGTCAGCAAGTTTACACATTTTCTCAGGCATCTTTGTAAGATAGAACCCAACTGGCTCACCCTCATAATAAAATATTGAATCTTCAAGAACATTAGGCTCAATGAATCCACATTGGTCACCTATCTTTATTGTATGTTGAACTGCTTGTAAATCAATTCTTTTCATATTCCTTCAATTATTTTATAAAATTCTTTTTTCACAATATCAATATCTTGGTTGTTGTCTATAACAAATAGCTTCCTATAACCTTTGGTATTATTAATCATTGATATGTGCGATTTCAATTTAGCATTGTAGGTATTAATGTTAATCAGTTTGCCTCTCTTCAATATCCTTTTAACATTGTTTTCGAAAGATGTCTTGAGGTATATCAATACTACATTAAAGTGGCTGCTAAGTAACTTAATATCTTTTATTTGGCAATAGTAGTTTCCAGTAATAATGATATTCTTGGTTTTGTTTTTAATTATTTCTTCAAAGACCTTTTCTTTACTCCAGTTTGAAAGACTATCAGCACCTGATATTGATGAACCTAATACATAAAGGTTATCTTTAATCATTAGAAAGATACCTTCACTCTTTAAGATAGGCTCATTTATGATTGTTGACTTACCTACACCATAGTTACCTACTAAGAATATTGCTTTGTTTTTATCCATAAAGGTCTTTCATTAACTTCTTTACCAAATATGGATATATAACAAGACCATCTTTCCAGCCTCCAGTTAGTACAAAGGTATTATCATTTATTCTTTTATAGACACCTAATTTTTTATTTTGATTGTTTATGAAAGGTCTTGCCCCGAAATAAATGTTATACTTACCCTTCATACCTATTTTCTTGGCTCTGTCTAAGGTATTCTGAATATATTGTTTTTGATTTTTAATGTAGGTATTGTGAATGATTGCTGTACTATCTCCATACCATACTCTTCCATCATACCATTTGATTACTTTCTCGTGAGTAAATGGTCTGTAATGCCTCATTGTCTCTTCAATACTGGTGTTATTATCGTTTGGCTCAAACAATAAGCCATGACCAGTCAATGAGTTAAAGTCTTTTATATTAACAAAGTCTTTAGTATAGAACCCAGCGCAAATGATATTTATTCCATTATAGAATTTTCCATCAGCATACACTCCTTTGTCAGTAATTTTATTTACTTTCTCATTGATAATGTCTTTCCACAATATATTGTCAATTGGAATGTGCAATACATCTTGGTAACTTTTATTGGTCTTGAATACTTTCTTTTGAACCTTGTAGTTTTTATTCAAGAATTTTATGCTGTCCTCCAAGTAGCTTGTACCCTTCAGCCAAGTTAATGAGAATAAGTTTTCACTTATCTTGGATGATGAATACTGCTCATTACTATCGAATATATTGAACTTGATTGAATTGTTTTGTAGTTCTCTAGCTACTATTGAGCCACATAGACCTCCACCAATAATATTTATACTCATGGTAATAGATTATGGTATTGAATCAATCGTGAATCTTTTTTTATCTTCCTCAACTTAGTCAGGTCATCCAATGGCTTATAGTGTTTATGTACGTATGAATGATATTTACATAGTAGAGTTTCCAGTTCAAGTATATTACTGGCATCGAAATACTTATTTGATTGAATTTCCTTAGTCAGTGATTTAGCGTAACTCAAGTGATTTAAGAATAGATTTTTGCTTTTATATAGTTTGACGTCCTCAATGGTATGATTCAGCATTAAAAGTCCTTTTAAAGGGTATTCATAAGCCTGAAGGAATGTGAGGTCATTGTACTTCATCCTGATATCAAAAACCTTCTCAAGTATGTCAGCAGTTTTCCAACAAGCCCAATCACCCATTCCCTTAATCTTTTTGAAGTTGTCTCTGAATATTAAATAATCGACTCCATTGAACTTTTGAAGCATCTCTATCTTTAGCTTAGACAAATTTTGTTCCCATAGTGGGAAATACTTTTTGCTCTTTTGCCTCTCATTACCGAATTTTATTTCATCAATCGTGATTAACTTGTTTGAGTATAGAAGTTCAGAATGTAAATTATAAATCAGTAATTTCTTTTTGAGTAATTCGAATGTTGATTCAACACCATAAATATTTTTATGATTTATCAAAAATACATAGTCAGGGTCAATATCGTTTGATTTGATTAATTCATTTGAGAATTCTACAAACGTCATAATTTATCCTTTTCTGCCTTCAAGTATTCGATTATCATTCCACCAACATAGGCTTCACGCTCTCTCCAAAATTTAACTAATTCGTATGCCTCTTCATAATGTTCTGCCTCAAATTCTATTTGTATAGCCTTCTTAACACCATCAGTCATGCCCTCAAGTTCTAGGGAAACATCTTCATCGTCAAGTATTGAATAATCAATATCACCAGCAAACTGAGGCACGTCCAGTCCCCACTCACTTAACTGGTCTGCATCCCATTCTGATTGAATTATTGTCCAGTCCCATTCACCACCGCTTACATTGTCCTTAATCAAGAATTCACGTTGCTGGTCTTCAGTAAGGTTGTCGGCAATGATTATTGGTACTTCTTTCAATCCAGCCTCTTTACAAGCCTTTAACCTCATATTGCCACCCAATACTACCATATCAGAGTTAACAACTATTGGACGTA